TTATTTAACGTTAACTTCAAACGGCTTGATTTCAAAAAACTCTTGACCGCTTTTGATAGTCACACCTGCCACATCCTTTACCGCCAAGGGGTCAGCCAAGATAGCTTCTTTGTTGACTTCTTCTTTCACACGGATAAACTGGGTCAAACCCTTTTCTTTGAAACTTGCCAATACATCTTCAATCTTACGAAGGCTCACACTCGGTGGGCTAAATCGCCAAGAGACTTCACCCGTGATTAGGTTTGCCGTTTTCAGTCCTTTTTCTAGGATTTTGGTACGATTGGCAGCGCACCAAATTTCCACTGCCCCTGTCATCTGCTCAATTTCTTGCTTTAGCCCATTGATAGATTCCGTGTAGCCGTTGGTAATGGCTGCCACTTCGTCATTCATCTTGGCTTGCAGTCGCAGTACCTCACGATTTTTGTCACCGATATGACGGATAAAGTCTTGTACTTGCTCAAGGCTCTGACAAGCGATGATAGTGGCGACTGCTTTGATTTTTGCTTTTTTAGCCATTTGGCTGCTCCTTGTTAGTAGTTGGATTTGATACGTTCATATGTTTCATCTAGGGACTCCCCAGGGTCTCGTGCTTGGTTTACGATATCCCAAGTTTCTTGCTGGTTACGCCCAGCAAATACAGGCTTTTTCACCCCGTTAAATGCCACTGTCTCGCCATGCGCTGCACTGGCATTGGTGGTTTTAGCAGGCGCATCTTTGCGTGGATCAAACTGCCGCATCACGGCATACAGCCAGTTATGGTTTTTCAGCGGTAAGCTCAAGCGACCTTCATCACGGGCTTTAATAGCTTGCTCAATTGCCCACACCCACGCAGGGATTGGGGTATCAAACGTGTGACGATCAAATGTTACTTTTCCAGCTTTTACTACTGGGTTTAGCTCAGCCAATAGCTTGGCAACACGGTCAAAACTCAAGTCACGACCCACCGAGCGGAACAGTCCAAGATACTGGATAATGGGCGTTTTTAGTTCTGGTGGCACATCAAACGCTTGCAAAAACGCATCCCCGCCTTTGTTAGCCATGACAAGGCTGTCAAGCGAGTGGGTCGCACCACAGTTTGGGCATTTAGTTTTCATCTATCCCCCTTCGGACAACTAGCTTTTGGACAGTAATCACATTTCTGACACGCTTGCCAGTGCCGCAGCTTAGCAGGGTGATGCGTTGGCGCATCCCCGTTTGCATGGTCGATACAATATTGACGGCTCACTGTTTCCCCAACGTATGGGCATAGCACTTGCTTGCGGTACTCAATGTACGCATCACGGATTTTGTCAGTCTTGCCCACATAGTTGCCACTGATAGCCAGTGACAGACTAGGGCGGGCATAGCCGATTTTTTCAGCAATGAGCGTCAGGCTACAGCCATCTTGCTCCGCTTCTTCTTTGACCGCTTCCATCCAGTTATCGACAGTGACAGGGCTGATTCTTAAAGCACACATACCAACAGTCCCCCACAGCTAATCACCAAGCAAACCACCACCACTTCAAGCCAGCGCAAACGATTCATCACATGACGCATCTGAAATTCAAGCTTCATGATGTCGCTATCAAGTACTTCTTGATTGCGGTATAAGGACTCGTTAGTCATACGCTGTTTGCGTAGCCAGTCATCAATCGACTTACCATCCTTCGGCACACGTCGAACAGGCGCAGCCAAATGTGGAAATTCACTATCTTCATCGGTTGGCACTGGGTAGATGGCACAAGGTTTTATGGGCTTGTCATCAATTCTTTTCGTGTCGCCCACCCACTGAACCATTCTTGGGGTGGTATTTGGATTTAAAGTATTAGTCACGGTCAGTTTCCTTTTGATTTTGTGGTTTTGGGTCATACACGATGATGCCTAGATTTTGGTCAAATACTTTTTTACCACGCAGGATTTGTGGTGGCTTACAGCCCGTATCTTCGACTAGTCGGTAGGTTGTAAACTCATTAGCATTCACACTCACAGGTTGTAGATAACCAGCAATCATCAATAGACGCAGATAAGTGACAATTGCCCCAAGCTGATCGGCGCGTCCAATGACGGCGTTGATTTGACGAGCATTAAATGTCTTTTGAATGCGCATTGCACGCCAAGCCGCTTCATTGAGCTGCTGTGGCACATACTCACCTTGTCGGTTTACACGCGGTGGCTCTTGACCGATATCTTTAATCAGAACAAAGGTCGGTATGGATTTTTTCCAAATCCCTTTGTTTTTTTGCACATAACCCGTGGCTACCCAGCCATTGATGAGATATTCGATTTGCTTGATGGTGAAAGGCAGCGTCAGCACCACATCTTGCACACTTAGCTCTTTACCTGTGCGCAGCAAATCCCACACTTGTTCACGCATGTTGCGGACGGGTGCAGATGGCTTGAAGTCAAATGCAGGATTACGCTGCCATTGTTGTTTGATATCACGACGAGATGTACGTGATTTTTTGATGGTTTTATTTTGCTCCAACATAGCTACTCCAACGCTTGGAGTCAGCTCAGTATCGTTTTTAGTACAGCAACAACACATAACTACCTCCTAAAATGACCGTGGTTTTGGCGACTCGCCAGTGATAAAGCCATTGGGCAATAGACGACGCAAATCTTCCATCACCACGCTACGTTGCCCATTTTCTAAGGCACGTTGCGCTAGCATCTCAAGATTGGTACACACACGGCGAGTCGAGCCGCGCACTGCGCCAACCAGTTCAGCCAGCACATTTTCATCAATCGCCACTTTTGGGCTATACACTTGTGCCAGTAGCACCGCGTCCGCCACACTAGCAGGTTGCGCTTGCACCCAATTCAAAACGCGCCCGTGGAATCGCTCCCATCGCTCAAGCTTACGTGGTAGCATTTCTTCACCAATGATGATGATTGTGCCTTGACTAGACTCATAAATATCCCGAATCATCTCAACTTTCCCAGAGGCAGTTGCCAAGTGGTCAAACTCATCTACAATCAATGGCTTACCACTTTTCGCCAACTCATCAGCGATTAGCTGTAGCATCCCAGTCGCGGTACCAACGGGTGCGATATTCATCTCACGCAGTACTTTTTCAAGAAATGATTTCTTGGTATCGATACTTGACGCTTGCACATAGTAGGCACGGGTATGTGTCGCCACAAAACTCGCTGCCACTGACTTGCCAAAGCCACTAGGCGCATAAAACACACAGATTCCTGGCAAGTTATGATGACGGTCAGTGGTGCGAGCGATGGCATCATGCAGTACTGCTACATTGGTCACTTGGGCAATCCCACCCACCGCTTGCACATGCGTCTGGGGAGCAGAATTGACATTTTTTGCATTTTCTTTCATAATAAAAATTCCAAATTTACTGTATTTCGATAACAAAGGACGGCAATCCCCAGTTATCACCTAGTCATAGCGTCTATTCATTTATTTGGATAGGCGTTTTGCTATTTCCTCCTCTCGTTCAAGTTGCTCTAAGTGCGCTTCATGTTGCGCCATCTTAATTCGCCAAGTTTTTGACAAAGCGAATAACTCATGAAAATCAAAATCGTTAGAATCCAGTGTTTCACCAGCTTTGTAGCGACTATCTAACGCCAACCACCGCTCAAACCTGTCATCATCCGTTTCTGTCATGATTTTCATATCTGGCACATCATTGACGGCACTGGTCATCATTGGCTTTGGCATAGAGATTACTTCCACCGCTTCAGCTTCGATAGTTTTATTCAAGGTTGCAAACGCCCTATCAATCTGCTCTTGAGGTAGTCGCATGGTATCGATATGCTCAAGCACACGGCTTGGCGACAACGTTTCAAGGATTTCATTCTCTCTCACTTTCACTCGTTTCAGTTGGCCCAATATCCGTTTCTCATGCGCCTGTTCAATGACAGGTTGAGCAAAGTAAGCCCGCGTATTGGCTTCAAATTTCGCTACAGCGAGCAATCGCCCAGATACATCACGTACCCACACCTGACTAGCGTCATGAATGTCATACCCTACGTGTACCGTTTCACCGTGGTACTGCTCAAGATCACGGCTGAAGTACACATGGTTAAACATCTTGATTTCACCGCGCAGTACCTTGCGCTCAATATATGGACGAAATAAATCGACCATATCCGCCTCATGCACCTGTACCAGTGGCTTGCCTAGATTGACCATCATTGTCAATTTTTCATCCCATACTTGTTGCGGTGTCAAATGCTCCTTGCGACCTGTCAACTTGTTATGGCGTCTTGGGTGCGCATGGTGCGGACGGTTGTTATATCGCTGCATCTCGTCATGGCACAGCGTCATAAAGTCATCCCAAGCCAGTAGCAACTTCGACTCGCCAAAGGTTGCGATATCTTTACGCGTTTTCTTAAACACTTTCTGCTTGGCTTCTTTATCCATGTCCACGCCGATATAGGTTGGCAACCGCTTCGCTGCCTGTATCCAAATTGACTGGTGCGAGCGTTCCACGATGCCCTTTGCTTGACTGTTATAAGGCAATGAGTGGGTTAAGGTTGAGCCAAGTCTATCCATCAAGCCCGACCCATCACGGCTCATCATTGCGTTTTTATAGCCACTACCATTGTCGACATAAAACAGCGCCATTACCCCATTGGTACACACAGCCGTCCGAATCGCATCCAATACTGCCAAGCCACTTTCAGCCAAATCAATCGAAAATCCGACCAACTTACGACTAGCCACATCAATAATGGCGGTAATCTCTGGGCGAAATGGTCGACCCGATATGGGATGAGCCACTTCGGCATCAAAAGTATGGCCATCGGCGGTATACACGTCAGTGGGGAACAGCTCAGACGTATCACGGCGAATAAACGGCTGGATATTTTTAAGCTCACGCGCCCCCATGCGTCCACGTTCCAATTCGACATTACCCACATGAGTACGCAAAAAATAACTAGCCTGTGCATAAGTCGGCACATTTTCACCGCCCATCACATTTACCAATTCACGCATGACCATCGACAGGCTAGGCTTAGTCGGCTGCCCCCATAGCTTGAGCAAGGTCGCACCCCACACTGGCATGGTCACATCACGATGCTTAGGGGCAAGTACTGCCACAAGGCTGTTATCACCTGCATGTTCAGCGAGTTTTAGCCAGTTAAACAGCGTGGCGCGGCTTACTTTGGCATTGCCATCTTTACCGGCTTTCGCATTGGCACGGCGCACGGTGTCAGCAAGGGTCGCGGTTAGCTGACCGTTTTTGCTATCCGTGGCGAATTTTTCGACGGCTTTGGTTTTGCCCAGTAGGTCAGCCATATCTAAGACATGGCGCACGATAGCAAGGCGAGCGGTACCGCAGTCACGCTGCCAGTCAGCAAGTAGGGCAGGGTTGACTGCCTCAACTATTGCAACTTCTTTTTTCTCAATAGTCGCAGGAAGTTCGACACTATCTGCCATTTTTTTCAATAGCTTGGCTTTGGCTTTTGTAAACAAATCATCGGGTAAAATATACTCACGACGTATACCGCCCTTACCACGGCTAGGTACTTCTACATATTCCCAGTTCTCACGCACTACTAAAAGTTCAATAGCACGTCTTGATTTTGGTAAATCGTCCAAGTTAAGTTCAAATAATTTCCCAACGCCGAATTGATTTTTCATGACATTAGCTCCGCAACCGTGTTATATTTAGACGCATAACGTGGTCTAACGCGGTTTTGGTTAATATCCCAACGTGTTGGGAATAATAAATGAACTGGTATGTTCAAAAATTCTGAAACTGCTAATTCTCCACCTCTTAAAGGTTTTTTTAATGCAATACTCACAGCATTAGGTGTAAGACCATATTTGATGGATAACTGTTGCAAGGTCATACCTTGTTTTTCAACAGCCGCCTTGATATCAGCAGGATGATAGCTACCATCAGGCTGCTTACTAAAGCCTTTTAGTAGTGGGTAATCATCAATTAAAGCCATTGTAAAAACCTCAAATCAGCCTCGGCTGATTTTTTAAAAAATGGTTGTGTTAGAACTTATTTACTTAACTTATAACATGATAGTTCGTAAAAAGTACGTTGTAAATAGATAATTGAACTTTTTACGCAATTATTTTTAACTATTTATGAATTGCTTTTAAAATCAAATAGTTAAAATTACGAAAACTTATAGGAGTTTTTGGCATGACTACGCAATTCGCAAAAGATAATTACGAAATGGAAGAATTGGACACAGCCCTTAAAAAAAGGCTGTGGAGTTTGATGACGGAAGAAGAAAAGAAAATGCCCTATAAGTTTGCAAACAGAGTAGGGTTAGGTAAATCTACCTTTCATACGATTTGGACAAAGAGTTCTACCAGTATCCATAAGAAGACAGCTGAAAAAATTGCCCAAGCCACAGGCACAGACACCGACTGGATACAGACAGGAGCTATTAAGGTCGAACCCAATGATGTGAGCAGAGAGTGGGGCATTACAGAAGTGTACCCAATTAACGGTGTCCATATTGAGCCGTCAGATTACCAACAGCCTGAGCATATCAAAGACATGAACCCAACCCTGCTCATAGAAGCAATGGCAATGGTTGAAGAAGTTCTTACCGAGACAGGCAGAACAATGGAAGCCATGCATAAAGCAGAGCTTGTCCTACGAGTTTATGAACTGCTTACACTCAACCCAAACCCTACCACTGAGTTCAAAGACACCCTCAAACGTACTTTAAAAATCGCCTAA